AGAATTAGAAAAACGAATTTTTAATAATATTAAAGTTCAGTATGATACAACGATTTTTGATATATCAGATATTACTCCGACTTATACAAGACCAAACGAATATTCTTTAGTTGAATACAACCAAGTCTTGGCTCCTAATTTTTATAAGTGGATGGCCTTAATTGACCAAGATTATACTAAAAATACATCTTACTCTGCTAGCAATCCATTTACTTATAACTACACAGGTATGTCTTCTCCTACCGGTACAGATGTGCCAGGATATTGGAGAGGAGTATTTGAATATTTTTATGATACCGATAGACCTAATCTTTGCCCATGGGAAATGCTAGGACTTACAATACAACCTGCTTGGTGGACAAAAGTTTATGGCCCTGCTCCATATACTAGCGATAACCTTGTTATGTGGACAGATATCTCTAAAGGTCTAATCAAAGGAGATGGAACAACTCCGTCTGTAGTTAATAAAAAATATATCAAATCATTTTTATTAAATCATATTCCAGTAGACCAAGATGGAAACCTAATAAGCCCGGCTGAGTCTGGTGTTGCAATAGGCCCGTTAACTGCTAATACTGCCAACGATTTCCGCTTTGGAGACATTGGCCCAGTAGAAGGCGCTTGGCGTAGAAGCAGTCATTATCCATTCAGTATGCTACTAACTAGCATGTTATTAACTCCAGCTCGCACATTTGGTGTATTGTTAGATAGATCTAGAATTGTAAGAAATTTATCTAACCAACTGATTTATTCTCCAAGCGGACTAACAGTTAAACCTTCAGATATCCAGCTACCAAGTATTGCATCTAGCACTACTCGAGTACAAACTGCTGGTATTATTAATTACATTGTTAATTATATTTTAAATGATAATCTTAAATCGTACAATTCTTATGCATACGATTTAAACAACACACAAGCACAAATAAGTCACAGAATTGGCGGATTTACCAGCAAAGAAAAATTTAATTTAATTTTAGATAGCAAGACTCCGTTAAGTACAGGCAGTGTATTTGTTCCACAAGAAGATTACGATGTTATCTTAAACACATCTAGTCCTATTAAAAAAATCTGTTATAGCGGAGTAGTAATAACTAAACTTAGTACTGGTTTTGAAGTTCGCGGCTATACTAGAACACAGCCTTACTTTGTTTATTATCCTTACTTACAATCAGGTGCAACAGTTACCGTTGGTGGTATATCCGAAGCGTATACAACTTGGTCGGCAAGTCAAAATTATTCTGCAGGCAAAGTTGTAAAATTTAACAATCAATATTATAGAGTTAAGACAGCGCATACTTCAGGTGACGTTTTTGAAATAGCTTATTTTGGATTGCTTGGTACTTTGCCTATCATCGGCGGCAAGTCTGCAATTTTTAGAAAAACATGGGATAGAACTTCTCCGATTACAGTTCCTTACGGCACACAATTTACAACTATACAGGATGTAGTAGACTTCTTATTAGGCTACGGGGAATATTTAAAAGATCAAGGATTTATTTTCGATGACTTTAACCCTAACTTAAAAGTAATTACAAATTGGGAAACTAGTGCTAAGGAATTTTTATTCTGGACTACACAGAATTGGAGTGGTGGCCAAGAAAAATGGCAGGATTGGGCACCTAACAAAGGTTTTTCTTATAATGATATTGTAATATATAACGGAGATTACTACAAAGCTATTAGTAATGTAGTAGCCGGCAATACTTTCCAAACATCGAGTTTTGTAAAACTTGATGGCCTTAGTACAATAGGAAGTTCAGTATTAAGTTTAAGCCCTTCAGCAGATAGAATTATCTTCAATACAGAACTAAGTGTTGTAGATGATATAGGAAATCAGTTTAACGGATATGAAATTTATAAAGTAGATGGAACTCCATTGGAAGCAATTTTTATAAATTCTTACAGATCAGACAACGCTGTAAGCTACAGTCCAAGAACAGGCGACGGCATCTATGGAGCAACATTTTATCTAATTCAGCATGAGCATGTGGTGTTGTTGAAAAATAGTACAATGTTTAACGATACTATTTACAACCCGCCTACTGGTTATAAACAAGATAGAATTAAAGTTGCAGGCTATATTAGCACTGACTGGTACGGCGGCTTTGATATTCCAGGATTTATTTTAGACTTAGCAAAAATAACAGAGTGGACAACTTGGACCGACTATGATTTAGGCGATATTGTTAAACACAAAGAATTTTATTATACTGCTAGTAAATTTTTAGCAGGTACTTCAAAATTTGTTGACAACGATTGGATTAAATTAAGTTCTAAACCAAGCACACATTTGCTACCAAACTGGACATACAAAGCTAGTCAGTTTACTGATTTTTATAGCTTAGATAGCGATAACTTTGACAGCGGCCAACAGCGAGTAGCTCAACATCTTATTGGATATCAGAAACGTCAATACCTAGATAATATTATTCAAGACGATGTTAGCGAATACAAATTTTACCAAGGTATGATCCGCGAGAAAGGTACACGAAATGTACTGAATAAATTATTTGATACACTTAGCGCAGACAATAAAGAAAGTTTAACTTTCTACGAAGAATGGGCAATTAGAGTGGGGCAGTATGGCGCAAGTAATGCTTTTGAAAATATTGAATTTATTTTAAATCAGTCAAACTTTACAAATAATCCACAAGGGTTTGAATTAGTAAACAGCATCAAGTACAATGTAGTAAATGATTTTATCATTAGACAAACACCTAACGATGTTTATTTAAAACCTGTAAATTATTCTTCAGCACCTTGGCCTATCAATAAAAATTATAAAACATTTTTAAATAGTGCTGGGTTTGTAAGAGGATCGGATGTTTTTAAATCTTTAAAAACACTAAATGACATTGTTGGCATAGATCCAGATACTGGAGCCAAGTATGATATTACGACATTTGCTAACAACAGTTACATTCATGTTTCATTTGCAAATGGCAGTTGGGATGTGTATAAGTTTACTGATTTAAAAATAGCAATAACACAAGTAACTTATGCCCAAGGCGTACTAACATTTAGTACATTAGATTTGTCTACATTAAAGGCCGGCCAGTACATTGGTATAAGCCAAGTAGATGTGTTAAAAGGGTTTTATAAAATAGATACTGTTAGTTTAAATTCTTTCACGGTATTAATGCCAGGATTTAATTTACCATCACCGTTTAATCAGCAAGGGCAATTAATAATCTACGGTTTTATTAGCCAGAAAGTTGATAAACTTGATAACTTAGATACAGTTATTGAATCTCAACCTAGTACAGGCGAAAAGATTTGGGTGCAAGATACTGGTGCAGGCAAATGGGCTACGTTACAATTCTCTCAAGTTTACAATAGTACCGAGATACCAAATACATTCCCAGTAGATAATTTAAATTTTGGAAAAAATGTATTAATAAGCAAAAACGGAACCATAGCAGTAACAGCAATGAACACCGGAGAAATCCGTATATGGGACAAAGCAGGTGAGACAAGTTCTTGGATTGAACGTCAAACATTGTTGCTACCGACAGAACTAAGCGATGCAAATGCGCATAGTAATTTGTCAACGGTTTTATCAATTAGTGATGATGCTAAGTGGTTAGCAATCGGCTCCCCACTTGCAAGTAATATTCCAACAAAATTCAAAGGTATCTGGAACTCTAGTAGCAGTTATGATGTTGGCGATATTGTACAAGTTAGCTATACAAATTATACTCCAACTTATTACGAAGCAATTTTAAATGCATCTCCAGGATTAATTCCTGCTAATAATTTAACAACTTGGAAAAAAGTTTCATATGTTCCTTTAAATGTTAACGGAACACATAGCAACCTTACTGAGCAAGGAGTTGTATCGCTATATCAAAAAGATGCAAATAATATCTTCACTCTAGTGGACCACATAGTTAGTTCAGAGTCTCAAAGTTCTGAGCATTTTGGTAGCAACATTGAATTTGGAACTGATTCAATGTTTGTTTCGGCTCCAGGATATGCATCTCAAGCAAACCACACCGGTATTATACGTAGATACAATTATGCAACAATAGTAGATGCACAATCTCCATACAATCCAGTTGGTTCAAGCGCCACAAATTTAAAAGTAACTTCTACAATCGGAATTGCCGAAGGGATGTATGTTGTAGGCACTGGGTTTACTGATCAATATGTAGTAGCAGTATTAAATTCTACAACGGTACAACTAAGTTTTGCTCCAAATTCTACACCAGACGGAATTATACAATTTACAACTACTCGTTGGGTAATGGATTTTGTTAATGTATATCTAAGTCCTGTAGGCACAACATTGTTTGCTAATAAATTTAATGTTAGTTCTGATAGTAGTTTATTAGTAGTATCTGGAATTGTAAATAATTCAAACGGTGTTGTTTATGTATATCATAGTAATGCAACAAACGCACTAATACAAACAATTACCGGCGGCGATATATTCTTTGCGGTATCCTTGTCATTAACTGACAGCGGCAACTACTTGGCTGTTGGCGACATTGCAACAACAATTACTAAAATAAATCAGGGTAGCGTCTCAGTATATAAATTTAATACCGAGCTTGGCCAATTTGAAATCTTCCAAATTTTAACAAACCATGCCGCAAAATCATCTGGGTATTTTGGAACAAACTTAGGATTCATGAACGGTGAAGATACCCTAGTTGTATACAGCCAAGATGAAGATACTAGTCAAGCAACTATTTTTGATACAAAGAAAACAACGTTTGATAAACGTTCTACAAATTTTACATCGACACATTTTAATAGTGGTAGAATTGATGTGTATGATAGATATGCAAACAAATGGGTATACAGTGAAACATTAGAAACAAGTAATCAACAGTCGGATGGTTACGGCCTAGGCTTTACAGTTGGTGCCAACCATATCTTGGTCGGAGCTCCTTACAGTCTAGACGCTGGTCTTAAATCTGGAAAAATTTATGATTACTATAAACAATCGGGTAGCATAAGTTGGAATGTATTGCATTATGAAATAGATAAACCAGATCCTACAAAGATTAAGAAAGCATTCTTGTACAACAAATTAACTGGAAACTTAATCAAATACCTAGACGTTATTGATATTTCTCAAGGAAAGATTGCTGGCCTTGCAGAAGAAGAATTAAAATTCAAAACATTTTACGATCCTGCAACATATTCAGACTCGACCGGAACAAAGTCAGTAGTAACTGACAGCCAACAATTCTGGGCCAAATCTCGAGTAGGCATGTTATGGTGGGATTTATCTACAGCTAAATTTATCGACTCTTACGATAACGATGTAGTGTACAGAAATACTAATTGGAATACACTTGCAACAGGTGCAAGTATTGATATTTACGAATGGGTAGAGTCTACACTAACACCGTCAGTATGGGATACTAGAGCTGACACTCCTGCCGGATTAGCCGCTAATATTAGCGGTACTAGTCTGTACGGTGATGCCGCATATAGTAAAATATCTAGATACGATACTATATCACAAACAACTAAACACATTTATTATTTCTGGGTTAAGAATAAAAAAATAGTACCTAATGTACCTGGACGATATCTATCAGCAGACAATGTTGCAATATTGATTTCAAATCCTAGAGGTTACAATTACCCATACTTGGCATTAACAGGCCCTAACAGTTTCAGTCTTGTTAACGTAGGAAATGATTTAAATGATGTTAACGTAGTATTATCAGTTGAATATTGGACTATAGATAATCTTAATCAGAATATCCATAGTCAATACAAACTAATAAGTACTGATCCGTCTACAATATTGCCAACAAGTGTAGAACAAAAGTGGATAGATAGCCTTTGTGGTAATGACATGTCAGGACGAGAAGTTCCTGATCCTACTCTGCAGCCAAAATTAAAATACGGCATTCAAAACAGACCTCGTCAGAGCATGTTTGTAAATCGTTTCGAAGCTCTTAAAGAACTTATTGATAGAACAAACATCACATTAAAATCTATACAGATAGCAGAAAATAGAAATATTTCAAATTTAAAATCATATGACAAACAGCCTAGTACAACTACTGGATCGTATGATATTATTAAAACAACTGAAATAGATATTCCTTTCATTAATACAGGTGCGTTTAAAAATCCAATTTTAGGATCACCGACTATTTCTAACGGAAAGATTATTGATATTCCTATTATTAGTGCAGGCCGCGGTTACCTGTTTGCTCCATACATTACAATAGTAGGCACTGGTATCAATGCAAAAGTTAGAGCTGTAATTGACTCTGCAGGACAAATTGTAGGAGTTACAATTATAAATCCAGGCGAAGGCTATACATCGAGTACAGTTGCATCTATAAGACCATTCTCTGTATTAATTGAAAGTGATAGCCAAGCTGAAGGATTTTGGAGCATCTATGCATATGATATTTCTACAAAAACTTGGTCTAGAGTTCAAACACAAAGTTATGATGTAAGAAATTTCTGGTCATATGTTGATTGGTATGCAACTGGATTTAATCAGTTTACTGCTATTGATTTTTCAGTAGATAACTACTACGGATTAAACACAATTTCTACAACTATCGGACAAACAGTTAAAATTAGAAATGCAAATGCAGGCGGATGGAGTTTGTTAGAAAAATATTCTAATTCTGAATCTGCAGATTGGACACAGTCTTATCGAGTGGTAGGCTTACAAAACGGTACAATACAATTTAAATCTACATTGTATCAGAGTTTAAACACATCACTAGGATATGATGGTTCAATCTATGATAATGTTGTTTATGATAATAGTCCAAACATTGAATTACGTATAATATTAGAAACATTAAAAAATAACATTTTAATTGATGATTTAAAACAAGATTATTTAAATTTATTTTTTACGACTATACGATATGCACTTAGTGAACAGTTGTATCTTGACTGGATCTTCAAAACAAGTTTTGTTAAATCGACACATAATGTTGGTTTGTTAGACCAGCCAGTTACTTACCGCCCAGACAATTTAAGTAATTTCCAAGATTATATTTCTGAAGTTGTGCCTTATAGAACAACAGTTAGAGAATATATCAGCGCATACTCTTCTACAGATTATGGCCATACTTTAGTTACTGACTTTGACGTTCCTCCAATATTTGAGACACAAACTAATACAGTGATAAATTCCTATGTAAAAAATGGAGTACTTATTGTAGACGACTCTCAAATACAATCTTATCCTTGGAAGAATTGGTTAGACAACGTAGGTTTTACAGTTACTTCTATTAAAATTGTTAATGGCGGATCTGGATATATTTCAGAACCTGTGGTATCAATTACAAGTAATTCTGGTAGCGGCGCAACAGCAAGAGCGTTTTTCTCTAGCGGCGTGGTAAACAGAATAGTTTTATTAACGCCTGGTACTGGATACTTGTCAGCTCCAACAGTTACTATCTCTGGTGGCTTGGCAGTAGGCGGAACACCTGCAACTGCAACTGCAATCATTGGTAAAAGTGTTGTTAGATCTAATCTAATCAAAGTTAAATTTGATAGAACTACATATTCTTATTATGTCACACAACTAGCAGTATCACAAACATTCACCGGACGATCAGCGATTGTCCAGTTCCCGTTAAAGTGGGCACCCGATATTAAAATTGGAAGTTCTTCTGTAACAGTTGATGGTATAGTAATTCTTAGAGACTTATATAAACTAACAACAGTAAGATCTACTATAAACGGTTCTACACAATATTCTGGTTTAATAACATTTACTAATGCTCCGGCAACTGGAGCCACTGTTATTGTAAATTACAATAAAGATGAGTCGTTGCTAAATGCCGCTGATAGAATTCAATACTATTATCAATCTAGTAATGGCAATGTAGGATCGGATCTTGCACAGTTAATGACTGGCATAGATTACGGCGGCGTTATTGTAGATGGCTTAGGCTTTGATGTAGCAACAGGATGGGGCACACTACCTTATTATAGCGATAAGTGGGATAGTGCGGACCCAACATTTAACGATTATATCGTAACAGTTCCGGCTGACACTTATGACTTTACATTGCCATATACTCCAGCACCAGGTGTACAACTTAATTTTTATTATATTCAAAAGAATGTAGACGTTGGAGTATCCGATGGAGTGAATGTAGTATATCCTTATGCATTGTATGATGATAATGTAACTACTACGGCTGAATATGATGCTACCTCAGTGGTTATACAAAGTAACTATACAGCTCCTGGCGGAATTTATGCTCCATCGACAACATTGCGTGTAGTTAGCACTACTGGAATTAAACCTGGAATGACAGTATTAGGTACTGGATTTTCTGTTGATCCTGCAAAACATGCACCCTTACAGAAAGTAGTTAGAGTAGTTAACTCTACAACATTAATTTTAACATCACCTCCTAATATACAGCCTAACGGAACATTATCATTTACTTTTAATATCGCTGGCGCAACTGTAATTAACTTAGAAGATGTTAGTGGTATAAATCTTGGAGATACAGTTTCATCGTCTAACGTAAGTGCGTTTGGTAGTGAAACAACTGTGCTAGCTATTGATACAATTAACAGTACTGTGACACTTAATCAAATTATTTTTAGCACTATTACAGTATCAGACATTGTAACTTTTGCTCGTAAGATTAATCCAGTGTATTTTAACTACACCGTTATATTGCCTGCTCCAGTAGCTAGCGGAACACGTATCTTAGTAACAGGTACTTTACAACCTGTAAGATTAGATGATCCTAATTTTGGAAATGATTTAAACACTAATCCGTTTGCAATAATGGTATCACCAATCGGCGACGGCACTACTGTTAACTATTCAATACCTGATACAATCAGCATTTACGATGGCGACAAGATCATTATACGACAAAGTACTAGTGATGGTTCTGTTAAGCCTTTAGAGCAAGATTATGACACAGCATTGTCAGGCGGAAACATGGCCTACACTAGTGCAACAGGAATTGCACCCGATGAAATTATTGTGGATGGAGATGACTTTGTTAGTACAACATCTAGTCCTGCACCAGAAGAAGTTGTTCCGGGACAGGTAGTTGATGCGTTGGCAATTAAAGTATACGACCAGCCTAATTCAGGCAGTTCAAATATTAAAGTAGACAAATATATTGCTGACGGTGTTAATAAATCGTTTAAAATTACACAAACATTTAATAATCCAAGAGCAATTATTGTTAAGAACAACAGTACAATTAGCACATACTCAACAGACTATACAGTTGATTATAAAAATAAACTGATTAACTTTAATACTGCACCTGTTAGTGGACATTTAATAAGCATATTCAGCTTTGGATTCAACGGATCTAACGTAATTGATATTGATTCGTTTGTTGGCGATGGTACTACTACAGAATTTTTAACAAAAGCTCCTTGGCTAACCCATGCAACAAGCCTGGTATATGTTAACGGAGTTGCGGCATCTATAGAATTGTTCAAAACTGATTCTTCTTATGAATCATCTAACCGAACAGGCATACGCTTTGGTGTTGCTCCTGCAATTAATGCAGTAATTAACTATGTTATAGTTAGCGGTACACAGCAAACTTTCAGTATTGCTAAAACTGAAACTATACCAGTAGACGGAGTACATAAAACATATACGCTATCTTATCCTGTAGGCACTAAACTACCTGCAGAAACTAATATGATTGTAAGAGTTGATCAAACAATCCTACAAAATCCTATTAATCAATATTTTACTATTGGAAAAAATAGACTTAACTATACAATGGATAAGACTAGAGCAGTTCCTTATAGTATTATTATCAGCAATATTTTAGTCTATGTATCAGGTGTAAAATTAAACTTAGGAACAGACTATACTATCGATTTAGGCGGCATAACTGTTAATATTACTAAACAAAATTATAATTTGTACAAAGGTCAAATTTTAACTATCAGCGTTATACAAGATGATGGGTATTCATACTTGCCAGATACACAACAAATTACATTTAGTAATTTATATGATTCATCGAACACTGTTGAAGTTATGAGTTTTTACAATCATGATATTCTAGATATTGAAAGAACATCAATTAGTGTAACAACTAATATTTCATATACTCAGGATAGTATAGAATATTTCAATTACAAAGATCTTGGCGCTGGTATATTGGTATTAGACAGAGCAGTACTTAATGATGCGTATGTCTGGGTTATGAAAAATAATAATTTACTAACACCTTCTATTGATTACAAAGTATCTGACGATAAATTATCAGTAATTTTAGCAATAGCACCATCGTTGAATGATGTATATTCTTTAATAACATATAGCAGTAACATTCTTGTTCCTGGGATTTCTTATATGCAGTTTAAAGACATGTTGAATCGAGTTCATTTCAAACGATTGAACAAGAATAAGCAGACATTCTTAGCATCTGATTTGCATTACAATGATATTTTCATCCATGTAGTAGATGCAAGTCATTTCGATGTGCCAAACCCTGCTTTGAACAAACCTGGTGTAGTTGAAATTTACGGAGAACGTATTGAGTTTTATCAGATTAGTAATAATTCATTGACTCAACTTCGTAGAGGAACACAAGGCACTGGCACGCCTAAGACTCATGTTGCTGGAACACCTGTTCAAGATATCGGGCCTGCCGAATCATTGCCGTATTCCGAATCATCATTGATAACAACGGTAATAAGTGATGGTACAAACATTGTATCTTTACCGTTTATTCCTGCAAAGTCTGATACAACTTGGTCTTATGATACCGGCTTTACCAGTACTATTCCTGATGGATATGGACAATGCGACCAACTTGAAGTTTTCATTGCGGGATATAACGAACCAATAGAGTGGATGCCAAGCGTAGCTTATACAGTTGGAGTACTAATTAAAGTAGCATCGTATACATATCGATGCATTACAACCCATACTAGCTCAACAGATTTCTTGTCTGATAGTGCTAACTGGCAATTCTTTATTGGGAATTTAAGACTGAAAAAGCAACCGTATAAAGTACATAATGAAACTATTCACCCATACAGCCCAGCCGGCGATGTGCAGTTAGACGCTGAATTTGCAGTTGACGGCACTAGTTCTAGCTTAAGATTGACAAATTTAGTACCTGCCGGCACACAAGTTACAATAGTAAGACGAAAAGGTGTAAGTTGGGATAGTACATTGAACATACAATACGATACTAATGCCATTGCTAATTTCTTAAAAGCAACTCCGGGTATTTGGTACCGTGATAGAGTCATCTAAACAGAATGACTTGTTCAATTAAACTAGCACATTATAAACATTGATAAATATTAGATAAAGAGAGACCAATATGCAGAGCAAAGATCTAACCGGAATCCACATTGAGGGACATATTAAGATATGGGATCCCGAAAGTAAAGAAGTCTATATTAATAAGCGTAATGCCATTCATTATGAAAATATTAGTACAGCTCTAGCCAACAGTTTAAGCAACAATACTGATGGCGGATTTATCAGCCAAATGGTATTTGGCAACGGTGGTACTGCGATTGATCCGACAGGAATCATTACATATTTTACACCAAATAGTACAGGTAGTAATGCTAGTTTGTACAATCAAACTTACTACAAAGTAGTTAATCAGAATTCTAGTAGTAATTCAGATCCTACAAGAAACTACATGGAAGTTAGACATGTAACTGGAACAAATTATAGTGATGTCTTTGTAACTTGCTTGTTAGATTACGGCGACGGAAACGATGCAGGCCAGAGTGCATTCGACAATACAAACAACAATAATAGTAGTTTTGTGTTCGACGAATTGGGATTAAAGTGTTATAGTGCCAGTGGAAATCCTTTGTTGTTAACGCATGTGATATTTCACCCTGTACAAAAAAGTCTTAATAGACTTATTCAAATCGATTATACAGTTAGACTACAAAGTTTAACTGGTTTAGTTTCAGTTTAAGGAGTAATACATGTCATATCAAGTTACCTTTACTGACTCAACTAATCCAGCTAAGCCTCCGATTAGTGTAGCAGATCAATCTCTTAACAATCAAACTAGTTTAACCTTTGTTGGAAAAAACTATGCTGGTTATGCTCCTATCGTTGCTAACGATTTTTTACATTTACTAGAAAATTTTGCATCTAATTCGGCACCTAGCAATCCAGTAGAAGGTCAGCTATGGTATGATAATACTAGCGGTGTCCATTTATTAAAGATTTATGATGGTACAACATGGACTGCGGCCGGTTCTGTTAAGAAAAGTCCTAGTAGCCAGCAACCTGCTCCAGCAAATAGTGTTGTTGGAGATTTGTGGACTGATACTACAAACAGTCAATTATATATTTTCACAGGTAGTAACTGGGTATTGGTTGGCCCACAGTTTAGTCAAGGCACATTAACTGGCCCACAAGTTGAAAATATTATCGATACTAACAATGTCTCTCACAGCGTTGTTACAATGTATTCAAATAACTATAGAGTAGCGATTATCAGTCAAGATGCGTTTACTCCTAAATCTACTCTTGTTGGGTTTAGTGCAATTAGTAAAGGTGTTAATTTATTTACAGACATAACTGATTTAGATCCGATAAACGGATCAAGTGCTGGTGTATGGGGAACTGCCCAGCAAGCAACTGCCCTATTGTATAATGGCGCTTCAGTTGCATCGACTAATTTTTTAAGAAAAGATATTGCGGACGTTAGTAGTTTTCCTATTAGTGTTCGAGCTAACGGCGGTATAACTGTCGGTAGTGCATTGAGTGTTAGCTTGGTAACTGACAACACTGGTAACGGTGTATTGTATAATAACTCTAGTAATAAGAGTATGAGTATACGTGTCACACAATCAAACGTTCCTTACACTGCTTTATACATTGATTCTACACTAAAGGTTGGTATCGGCAAAAACAATTCAAGTCCACAAGCTACATTGGATGTAATCGGACAAGTGAACATTGGTAATGATACTGATTCAAACATAGTTGGTCGATTACTAGTAAATGGTACATCTGATATTGGTACACTTAGTACAGGATTAGGAGACCCAGGCGGCGCAAGTATACAAACCTTAGGCGGTTTAAGTGTTGCTAAGAAAACTAAATTAGGTGACGATGTTAGCATTTATGGCCAACTGTATTTAAATTGGATAGATTCTAATGGACAACCTGTAACCGGCGCGGCATTATTACCTAGCACTACTGGAATTTACGATATTGGTAGTAGCTCTTATAGTTTTAGAAATATATATGCTAATAGCTTTGTGGGAAATTTTACAGGTACGTTTACAGGTACCCTACAAGGAAGTATCAGTGGATCAGCTGCTCGTTTAGCCAGTGCAACAGAATTCATTCTTCAAGGTGACGTAGCCAGTAGTGATGGCGGTACAGCATTTACAGGACAAACTACCGACGGCAGAGCAGTATTAAACACAGTAATTAGCCCAGACTTTGTATCAACTAAGTCCGCGGCAACTGATTCCTTCCTTACTGACCAATTACTAGTATACAGACCCGGCGCTGGTTTAGTTAACATGACTAAATCAGTTCTGTTTAATCATATTCCACAAATACCAGTAGGAATTATATTCCCTTATGCTGGCGCAAGTAATACTGTACCCGCTGGATATCTATTATGTGATGGAAGTGAAGTACTAACATCAGAATATTCTATATTGTTTAGTATAATTGGATACACATACAAGCCAGCTAATGCATTGAACGGCCTTGGCACGTTTGCATTGCCAGACTTGAGAGGAAGATTTCCATTAGGTAAAGACGACATGGATAATCAAAATGAAATTCCTAGTAAGGACGGATCTGGAACTTTATTAAATGCTGGCGGTGGACAAGCTAACAGAGTAGCTGACATTACTGGTAGGACATTAGGAACAGGTTCAGGATTGCAACAAGTTACAATTCAAACTAGAAACTTACCCGACCATAAACATAATTTAAGTAGTAATGCCGCTCAGTACTATGCTCCAGGGTTGCCTGGCGGAGTACCAGACCCGGCGGCAATTCCATCTTATGGATTACCTAGCTTTAGTACTGGATCAGGACTTCCAAACAGCGGCGGAGTAATTCCAGACCAAAATACTACCTTAGGGAACGCTTTAAACGTGATGAATCCATATGCAACTCTTAATTATATCATTTACACTGGAGTTATTTAATGACCTATTTAATAACTAGAACAGACGGATCTATATTAACACAAGTTCCAGATGGAGTCTTAGATCAGACAAGTACTGACCTTACATTGATTGGTAAGAACTCAAGCGGCTATGGAAATTACATAGACAACAATTTTGTACATTTACTAGAAAACTTTGCTAACATTGTACAACCGGTGCATCCAATAGCAGGACAACTATGGTTCGATACTAGTGAAAATCGTTTAAAGGTATACGACGGAACAGTATTTAAAGTTAGTGGCGGTACAATTATATCTAACACAGTCCCAGGTAGTATAACTGCGGGCGACATATGGATTGACAGTTCTAGACAACAGCTTTACTTTAATGATGGCACAAGTAATAAACTTGCTGGCCCTATATACACTTCAAGTCAAGGAATTACAGGATTTCAAACCGCTGATGTTTTAGATACAAACGGTATTGATCATACAATTTTATTTTTGTACGTTGCACAAACGCTGATTGGTATTTTTAGTAAAGATAATTTTACACCAGCTACTCCGATTAGCGGATTTACTGGAAGTGTAACTATTGGATTTAATGCTGGAACTTATTCAGGAATTAAATTTAGTACGCCAACTACCCAAGCAGATTATCTGTTAGCTCCAGACGGCACACACAAGACTTCAGCTAATTTCTTGAGCACGACAGATAGTTCAAGCACAACTGGAACTATTACTATACAAAACACTACACCGTTGGTGTTGGGTGTAGGTGCTAACACTGAAATTGATACAACTTCTACATTATTCCAAATTAAATCAAATACGATAAATCAAAATTTTGGAATTAATACACTTAACAACAGTGGATTGCAGAACAGCATTTATATTAACACTGCCAACAAGTATGTAGGTATCTATACTAACACCCCAACTAGCACTTTAGATGTTAATGGAGATGTTACTGTAGAAGGAAATCTTACAGTAAAGGGTAGTACATTAACAATTAGTACAACAGTAATTAATATTGCTGACAAGTTTATCACACTAGGCAAAGTTACAACACCAACTAATACCACAGCAGATGGCGGCGGTATAACTATTGCCGGCGGCAATGATACTGATAAACAGTTCCTATGGGCTGTGAACAATTTAAGTTGGAATAGCAGTGAAAATATCAATTTAACTGCTGGTAAATCATTTAAAATTGGCGGATTTGAGGTTCTAAGTCAAACACAGTTGGGCACAACAGTTACTAGTGCTCCAGGATTAGTTAGTGTTGGCACACTTGCAGGCGTCGGTGTTAGCTACATGAAGTTAGGTGGTACCGGTACGGAGTCTACCATTGCGTATACTAACAGTAATCAGTCTAACGGCACAATCTATCTAGTTCCAAAAGGAACAGGATCAGTAGATCTTGCTAATTTCAAAATAACTAGTTTAGCAACACCTGCAAGTAACACAGATGCCGCTAACAAAATTTATGTTGATACTGCTATATCTAAAGCACCTTTGGCAATAAGTTTAACTACAACAGGCTTAACTAACCCGCAAATTGCTGGTAATTACCTAAGCAAAGTGTTTCCTAGCTCTGAGCACCCTGACAACACAATTTGTAGGGCAGTTTGTACAGATGGCGGAACTACTACAGTTAGACAATTCCAGTTACTAGCTGGTACATGGGCATACCAGACTCAACTGTGATGCAAAATAGAATAAATACACTAGAATAAGGAACGGGCGACATGTCATATACCATAAACAGATTTAATGGAAACCAAGTAGCTGTAATAGCTGATGGTACCATTGATTCTACACTAGATCTTAAATTAATTGGCAAGAATTATGCTGGATACGGAGCAGTACAGAACGAAAACTTTGTATATTTGCTTGAAAATTTCTCCGGCGGAGTTCAGCCACCACGCCCAGTAAGCGGCCAACTATGGTTTGACAGTGGTGCAAACAAGCTAAAATTTTACGATATTAACGGTAAATTCCGAATTGCAGGCGGCGCAGAAGTATCAGATACTCAGCCAACTGGACTTACAACTGGTGATTTCTGGTGGGATACTACTAATAAACAGCTTTATTCTTATAATGGTTCAGGTTTTACACTAGTAGGACCACAAGGTGTTGCAGGTTCTGCAACAACTCAGATGAGATCTATCAGTGTAATTGACACAAACGGAACTTCACACCCGATTATTGAAGCTATTGATAACGGAACTGTAGTGTTTACTATCAGTTCAGATGCTGATTTTACCCTAAATAATTCTGCTAATGCAATTACAGGTTTTTCAACGATTCATCAAGGTGTTACTTTAGTATATACCAACAATGATTCAGCATTAGGACAAACAACAAGTACTCATAGATTTTGGGGAACAGCTACAAACTCGGATCGCTTAGGCGGCTTGGCTGCTAGTAATTTTATTCAAACTGGTAATGCAGTATTCAACAGTTTAGTACAATTCAGTGATGCTGGTTTTACTGTTGGTTCTGCTCCAGCAAAGTTAAAAATTTATAATAGTTCTGCTACAACTCCTACATTTATTAACCAAGTAGGCGATACATTAGCTTTCCAAACAACAGTTAATGCCCAAACTAAAAATCCTTTGAATTTAGTTGGTTCAGATGTGCTTCCAGGAGTTACTCTAACTAACAATATTGGTTCAAACACTTTAAAATGGAACAATATTTACGCTAGTTATGTTTATGGTACAACTCAGCAAGCAGATACATTAAGTGTTGCTGGAACATATAGAAGCGCAAGTACTGCTAGTGCAGTAGATACGATTGCTGTTAGAGATAGCAGTGGTAATTTAAACGCTAATTTATTCCAAGGAACTGCTACTAGTGCAAATTATGCTGACTTGGCAGAAAAATACTTAACAGATGTTGAATTAGCTCCAGGTACAGTTGTTGCAGTAGGCGGATCTGCCGAAGTTCGAGCATGTGTATGGGGAGACAGAGCAATTGGTGTCGTTTCAACTAACCCAGCATACATGATGAATAGCGAATTAGCCGGCGGAACATACATTGCACTTAAAGGCCGTGTTCCATGTAAAGTTACAGGTACTGTAAATAAAGGTGATCAATTGATTTCTGCGAATGGTGGACTAGCAATGTCTATACAGAATGTGGACGATGTTGATGCTCCAATACGTTATCCTTTTGGTATAGCATTAGAAAGCTTCGATGGCAGTTCAGAAGTTGGAACTATCGAAGTAATCGTACTATAAATAATATTAAACTAAAGGTAAATGTATGGCCGGTCAAGGTAATTTAATTGTTGCAACAGATTATAACACGATACAATCAAAAATTGCATTAGTGCTTGGCACTGGTTCAACTGATTATGGGTACTGTCAGCAAGTTTCAAGCGGCCAAGTTAACAATCTTAACACTAAAATCACTGTTGCACAGTGGAATAATTTAAGAACAGACTTATTGTTAGCTCGTCAGCACCAAACAGGTACTGACCAAAGCGGTCAATTAGCATTGCCTACTACTAGCACTACTATTAAAGAATCAGATCGTTCTGCTTACAATACATTTGCGGATTTGATAACAACTAATAGACTTGTTACTCCACCCGCGTCACAGTATTCATTGACAACTGTGCCTCCAGTAGTTCGAACAAACCCATGGGCTTCTACTATTAGCTATACTGTGACTTTGAACTTCCCAGGATACACTAGCGGTTCAACTGTAGTTTCTGCAATTAATAATGCTAGAGCATTTTTTAATGCTGGTGGACTTGTTAAGTTCGCCGCAAGTTTTACTAGTTATACAACTGACGGTTCGTTAGCTGTAAACCAGTCATGGGCAACTTTGTTAACAAACATGGCAACAATTAGTGTTGGTGCGCACAGCACTACTAATACAGGTTCTGGTACTCCGCAAGCAAAAGGGTTCTTCGATCTTACCAGTACTGATCAACTGCTGTTCACTAAGCTAGTAGATCCAGCTTACACACCAACTTACAGTCCTAACCAATATGATTTGTATGCACGTTTTGGTAGTTCCAATGCTCAAATTATTTTTACCCCTACTTGGAGTTATACAGGCGGTGGTAATGTGCATGAAGTTGCTAACGGTACACTAACTAGTAACGTTCAGGTAATAACTCCTACAGGTTCCAACGTTTCAGTTGCGGCTCCTGTAGTAACAAGTTCATCTTTATAATACCATAAGCTATTGACAAGCTAACTACTGTAGTGTATTATGTACATTACGGAGTTTAATTATGGATGAAAGAATCGAAAAAGCATTCGAAACAGCCAATTATATGGCAACGCTTTCGAATCAAAAAAGAATAATTCAAGAAGAGTTTGCACAACAACTAATATACTATATTAACGGCGGCACATTCCAGATTACTACAGAGTTAATCACTTACGTTAAAACTTTAATAGACATTGGTCAGGCATCCGACGTAGTTCTAATTGATAGTAACAATACACCAGTAGCAATTGATAGTGTACAAGAGTTTTTTGACGATGTTTCAAAACAATACTTTACAGCTACTAGAGCATACTTAGAAAAATATGCTGATATCCGAGTCAAGCGGAAGATTAAGGATATAGTTGAACTATGAGCCAGGGTGCAGTTCTTGTTGCTCAAAACAATTCTACAATCGACTATATCAAACTGGCAATATTCTCAGCTAAACGAATTAATAAATTTTTAGATATCCCAGTCAGTATAGTAACAGATGGCCGCGGCTATTTAGAATCACAATATCCTGATCATCCATTCGATAAAATTTTAGATATATCATCTAGCGAATCTTATTTTCAAAGAAGATTCAATGACGGCTCGCTGTCTAATAAAATCCTTGAATGGAAAAATTCATCTAGATACAGAGTGTATGACCTTAGCCCATACGATACAACACTAGTATTAGATGTAGATTACATAGTAAATTCTCCTGTTTTAAAACAGTCTTTAAATTTAGATTGTCCTATGCAAATTTATTCCCGTAGTATGGATATTGCAGAATGGAGAGATGTCAGTGAATTTAAAAGAATTAATCCATACAGTATTCCTTTTTATTGGGCAACAGCTTTTGTCTTTAACAAAGGCGCTATAATGGATAGTTTTTTTGCGTTGCTAAGTCATATAAAAGATAATTGGGAATATTTTAGAACACTATATTGTGTCACAAGTCCATTGTTTAGAAATGATATAGCATTTAGTATTGCTATACATATTATGAACGGAAAAAAATCTGGAGATTTTGCTCAAGAATTACCTGGGCGTATGATCTATGCTAAAGATACAGATGTATTAATAGATTTACAAAATACAACTATGAAATTCCTAGTAGAGAAAAAAAACTATCTAGGAGAGTACACTTTAGCAAAAACAACAGACTTGGATGTGCATGTTATGAACAAATTAAGTCTTAGTCGATATATAGATGGAGGTTTAGGTGTCTAAAGGATTTTTATTATTTGCGCAAAATACTAGCGAAGTTAACTATGTAGAACAAGCATACGCATTGGCATTGAGTATTAAGAATAGTCAACAAAGTATTTCCAATGTTTCATTAATAACTAACTCAACGGTTCCTAAGAAGTACTCCAAAGTATTTGATCATATCATTCCTATTCCTTATTTTAAAAAAATAAAAAATAGTCCACTACAAGCTGAACATCGATATCAGATGTATACAGCTAGCCCGTATGATGAAACTATTGTATTAGATAGTGATATGTTGCTGACTGAAGATATATTTGATTGGTGGAATTATTGTAGTAATTATGATGTTCATTTTTGTAATCGTATTACAAACTATAAGTTAGAACCAGTGGTAGATACTATTCACCGCAAAACATTTATTGCAAATCACTTGCCTAATGTATATTATGCTTTACATTATTTTAAAAAATCAGATGTAGCTAGTGAATTCTACAAAGTATTAGAATTTGTAGTCAATAATTGGGAGGCATGTTATGGAAAATTTACACCTCACGAATACCAAAGTTGGGTAAGCATGGATGTATCTACAGCAATCGCTATTAAGATTTCTGGCATGGAAGACGTTGCTATTAGTAATTTAAATCCTATGAGATTTACACATATGAAATCTTCTATACAAGACTGGCCAGTTACTCCTGAAAATTGGCAAAACGCAGTTCCTTGCGTATTGAATAATCGAGGAAATTTAGTAGTAGGTAATATACAACAAGATCCAGTATTTCATTATGTTGAAAAACATTTTATCAACAAAAAGATATTATCTAAATTAGAGGAGTTAGCTGATGGAAGATATTGAAGACGGTCTTAGTCCGGAAGATTATGCTAATATTGCTCGCTTGTCAATTAAGCCAATATATCGAATTTATTTTAATTTAGATTCAGGCGAGATACTAGCACTGTCGAACGAAATTCTTACTGAATACGAACACAGTATAATTACAACTTACGAACAGTTTGAGTCATTTATTATTGGTAGAGAGCAACTTAAAGATTGGAAAGTAATAAAGACTAATAATCAAGATAACGAATACGGAGTGGATCTAGTACAACAAGCATTCCAAGGACAAACTTTTAAGAATCATATGTTTGAATGGATTACTGATACTCCTACTAAAAAGACAGATATGGTTGTGCATTGGGACGAGTATAAAAAGCATTGGACCTTTATGATTTCGGAACATGCAAGACAACAGTATTACGATAAGAAAATAACTACTAAAGTGGTTAAATTTTTTATTACATTAAAGACTGATTTAGATTTTCTAATCAGGACGATAGACATTGATTTAAAATCATTAGTAGCAGACAAGGTAATAGTGCCGTTTGAAACTAATTTAGAATCTCAGTTGGACCGAATTTCGATTAGTTCAAAAACCGTATTTGATAGTTACGGATTAAAAATTTGGAAAATAAAATGATAAAAGTTATTGATCAGGATATCATATTTTTAAGTTATGACGAGCCTAACGCTGAAAAAAATTATGCAGATTTGCTTACAAAGGTGCCTTGGGCAAAACGTGTACATGGAGTTAAAGGTAGTGATGCCGCACATAAAGCCTGTGCCGCACTAAGCGATACTGAATACTTTGTTACTGTAGATGGAGACAACATTGTTGATCCTGCATTTTTAGAAGTAGAAATCGACATAGATGAATTGGGGCTAACTCCTGATCACGTGTTTAGTTGGTGTGGTCGAGTTCATGTTAATGGACTTATGTATGGCAATGGCGGCCTCAAAATGTGGACTCGTAAATTTGTAAACAATATGCGTACACACGAAAACAGCGATCCTAACGATAAAAAAGGATTAGTTGAATTTTGTTTTGATGACAAATATTATCAGTTCAATGAAAACTACAGCGAGAGCTTTACCAATGCAAGTCCATTTCAAGCATGGCGAGCAGGGTTCCGTGAAGGTGTAAAAATGTCATTAGACCAAGGCGATAAGGTAAAAAATCTTAAAACAATTTGGTGGCAAAATTATGACCGTTTACTCATTTGGTGTAATGTAGGTGCAGATGTTACTAATGGATTGTGGAGTATATATGGTGCAAGAGAAGGTGCATATCTTACTAACTGCACTGATTGGGATTATGCCAACGTTCGTGATTTTGAATGGCTCACAGAACAGTGGGAAACCAAGTACAGTAAAATTACTGATAAGATGCTACCATACGAAATCTCTGGATTAGAACATACACTTATGGACGAATGTAATTTAGAATTGTTTAGTCCTTGTAAGGATTCTAGTAAGTTTTTTAAACAGGTTTATAACAACAGTCCTCGAATTATAAGGAAAAAACACAATGTATGATATTGCATTTATAAGTTATAGCGAATCGAATTTTGCTAATAATTATGTAAATTTATTAACCCAATGCCCGTTGCATCGAGTTTTCCGAGTTCAAAATATTAAAGGAATTCACCAAGCTCATATCGAAGCTGCCAAACAGGCAAACACTAAAATGTTTTATGTAGTAGATGCTGACGCTAAGATATTACCTACTTTTAAATTTAATTTAAAATTAGATCAAGCTGAAGAAGATATTGTGCATGTATGGCGCAGTCGTAATCCTGTAAATAAATTAGAATACGGGTATGGCGGAGTAAAGTTACTTCCAAAACAATTAACATTGAATATGGATGTGACTAAATCAGACATGACTACTAGTATTAGTCCTAGATTTAAAATCATGGAAGAAATTAGTAATATAACAGAATTTAATACAGATCCGTTAAGCACCTGGCGCAGTAGTTTTAGAGAATGTGTTAAAC